CAACACCTATGTCTCGCTCGTTTCCAGCAACGTCGGAAACACCCCATCGACATCCACGGACAAATGGCAGTTGATGCCGGTGCTGTCGCTTGCATCGCAAGCCGTCCCGATCACGAGCCTCGTGCAGCTCCCCACATCTTCACCGATCGCTGAATGGTCGTATCTCACGACATACAGCGCCGGCGCTTTCGTGATGTTCGCTGCGAAGACGTGGCTGGCGATCGCGGCCTCCACAAATCAACTGCCGTCAGCGGCCGGCTCAACCTATTGGGTGCAGGTGACGAACGGCACGGCCTACATGAGCCTGATGGACTTGAACTCTGGGAACGATCCGCGCACGACGACGGTGGCGGCGTGGTCGTCTGTCACGTCGTACAGCATCGGCAACACCGTCACCGGCTCGAACAATGTCATCTACACGTCGGTCACGAATAGCAACCTGAACAACGACCCCGTCGCCGACAGCGGCACAAACTGGTCAACCGCGAACGTGCTCTCCCCATGGACGACGGTGTTCACGCTGGGGAGCGGCAATCCGCTGTGGATACAGATCGGCGGCGCTCAATTCCCGAACGGTGTCGGACTTTCGGTGTTCGATATCGTGTCGCCTCTCTCAGCCGGCGCGCTCACGCATGACGGTCCGCGCAACATCTTTCGCCTCCCCTCCGGGTATCTGCGCAAGGCGCCGCGCGATCCGAAGGCCGGCTCGACCTCCTATCTCGGCGCGGAATCAGGACTGCCTTACGACGATTGGCTGATCGAGGGCGATTTCATCGTCAGCCGCGAGATTGAACCGATCGTCTTTCGATTTATTGCCGACGTGTCAGATGTGCGGTTGATGGATGCGATGTTCTGCGAGGGGCTTGCGGCGCGGCTCGCGCTCGAGGTCTGCGAGACCATCACGCAATCTACCACGAAGCTGCAGATCATCGCCAAGGCTTACGGTCAGTTCATGACGGATGCTCGCACCGTCAACGCGATCGAGGTCGGTGCGGAAGAGCCGCCGATGGACGATTACATCGCCTGCAGGCAATGACATGGCCGACGCATCCTTTGCCCAGACGAGTTTTCTAGGCGGCGAGTGGTCTCAATTCACGCAGGGGCGGTTCGACAAGCCGGAATACCGGACGGCAATGTCCGTCTGTCTCAACGGGTTCCCGTTGGAACAGGGTGCATGGGTGCGCCGCCCAGGGACGCGCCATGTCTTCCCGGCGCGCGGCGGGGCGTCAGGCAGGGTGAGAAGCTTCGATTTCAAGCAGTCTCAGCCGTATGTGATCATCTTCACCGCCGGCTATTTGCGATTTATCACCGGCAGCAGCATCGTCACGACAAACGACGATCAGGCCGTCTCGGCTATCTCATCGGCCAATCCTGCGGAGGTAACGACATCAGCCGCGCATGGGTGGGCGACGGGCAATGCGGTCAGATTTGCTAACTGCGGAACCAACACGCCGCTACTGCATAACCGCACCTTCACGATCACCGTTACGTCACCGGCAAAATTCACGATCGTTGACGAACTGACGGGCGCAAATATCGATGGCTCGACGCTCGGCGCGCTCGGTGGGTCTACGACCGTTCAGCGACCTCTAGAGGTCGCATCTCCGTACACCGATTTGCTATGGCAGAACGTCCGCATTGTGCAGACAGAACTGCAGGCCGTGCTCCTTCACCCGGCAATTCCGCCGCAAGTGTTGACCGCGACAGCACCGGGTGTCGGCCAGACATTCTATAGCTTCACGCTTGCGCAAGCGAACTTGCTTGATGGTCCATACCTCGATCCGTTTACGAACGGGGTTCAAGTAACACCCTCGGCGACGAATGGCATTATCACGCTCAGCTTGAGCTTCCCGACATACGCATCCGCGAAAGCCTACTCCAAGGGCGATTTCGTCACTTATTCGTCGGTCAATTACCAATCCATTGTTGATCAGAACGTCGGAAATCAGCCGGACACGCATGGCTCGCAGTGGGCCGCCGTCAACGCCGGCATTGCCATAGGCCCTAACGGGTTTGTCGGCACTGACGTGGGGCGGTACATCCGAATTCAGGATTCGGCCAACAACTTGACCTGGGGGAAGATCACTTCGCTGGCCAACCTGATCAGCGCCTCGCTCGCCGGTTCGGTAAATATTGGGACGATGACATCGGGCGGGGGCTTAGCGGCTGCGTTCGATTCGGTCACTGCTCAGGCAGCGTCAGCCTCCGCATCCTTCTCCAACACTGTTGATCCGACAAAATCGTATGTCGGTAAAAATTATTCCGGTGCATCAACACAAAAGATCGGCTTTGCAACATTCTGGCCCTCATCAGACCTTGGCGGTTATGCAGCGACCAAAACCTACACCACCACGACAACAACATACCAATGGGCAGATACCGGCGGCGGCGTTTACGGATGGGTGGTGATCGGACAGGTCGCCTACGTCTATACAGTGCCAACGGCTGTTTCGTCGGTTTCCGTCAATCTGCGCGCAAAGCAGACGGCGCCAGCAAACTCGGCTGATGGGACTCTGCTCGGGTCGTCGCCAGTCTCAGGGACTTCGCCGATCACAATTCTGTCTAACGATCAGTCAACCGCGTGGAACTATGTCTGGCTTGAACTTGTCGTGTCCGGGGTTAACACGAGTGTTCCTGCATACGTGGATACGAGGCCGGGTCCCATCATCGGGGCGCAGGGATATGTGCAGTCGTCGGTTTTGAGTTATTTCAGTGTCTACGAGTACTGCGCTGAGGCGCAGTTTTTCAATCCTCCGGGGACTGGCACCGGCAATGCCGTGCAGATGCAGATTCTCGGCAATGCGCTTGCTGACACGACTGTCCGACCGGTCTGGCAATTCGGCGCATTCAGCAACACGACCGGGTGGCCGTCGTGCGGCACGTATCATGAGGGGCGGCTGTGGCTCGGCGGCGCAATATCAAATCGCCTCGATGGGAGCGTTTCAAATCAGCAATTCAATTTTGCTCTGACAAACACGACAGGGACGGTGCTTGCAAGCTCTGCCATCGCAGCAACATTCAATTCGCCTGATGTGAATGCCATCAACTGGGTTGTGCCTGATCAGCTCGGGCTCATTGTCGGCACACAGGCCGGTGATTGGTTGGTGCAGGCGACGGCGGCGAACAATCCGCTCACACCGTCGAGTATGCAGGCGCATCGATACAGCAAGCTTGGGTGCGCCAATATTGATCCGTGCCGCGCCGATCGAACGCTGATCGTTGTGCAGCGGTTTGCTCGCAAGCTTTATGAATATTTTGCCGATGTGTTTTCGGGTCGCCTGTCGGCGAAAAACGTGACCTTCTCCGCGCGTCATTTGACGGCGCCGGGCATCGCTGAAATCTGCTACCAGCAAGAGCTCTCACCGATCATCTGGTCGCGATGCACTGACGGAAGTTGGTTCGGGATCACCTACAAGCGAGAGAGCCTGACAGTTTCGCAGGCGCCCGACTTCTCCGGTGCGAGCCGCCATACTCTCGGGTCTGGTCGAGTTGTTGAAAGCATCACGGTCGGACCATCAAGCGGCGGCACAACTGATAGTCTGGCGATGATCACAAACGACCCATCAACCGGCATTCGTCACGTCGAAATCATGACGAACATTATGGACGAGGGGTCATCAATTTCGCAAGCGTGGTTCCTCGACAACGCGGTTGTTCCTGCATCAGTGAATGCCGGTTCGAGCAATTGTGTGCTTTCTGGCCTGTGGCACCTGAACGGTCAGGTCGTCACCGTGTTTGCCGGCGGCATCGACTGCGGCGATTGGGCGGTGGCAAATGGCCAGATAACGCTGACCTACGGGGACGGGATCAGCGGCGGGACGGGGAGCGGGTTGTTCACGCAGGCGTTCGCACAGGCTGCGAGCTTTGTTGTCGGCTTCACCTATACGAGCCAAGGCCAGATTGTGCGCCCGGCAACCCCGCAGGAAAGTGGGGCGCGGAACGGGCCAGCACTCGGCAAGAAGCGCCGCTCGATGCAATTCTCCGCGCTCCTGTACAACACCGCTTCCATTTCGTTCGGCACGACAT